ATATCTAAAAGAGATTTTTAAGATAGATTTCAATAAGATAGATAAAGATTATTCTTTCTTACAAAAGAAATTCAAACAATTGAAAAAAGATATAAGCATAAATATTATAATTTAAGGGAATTAGATGAAGATATTAATAATGGATAATGCTGCCGGGGGACTTGATTTTGCTTGGAGATGTAAGAACGCTGGACATGAAGTAAAATATTTTTTCACATATAAGGTCGGTCCTAATCAATCTATTGTTCCAACCATTGGCGATGGTCTTGTTGATAAAGTCACTGATTATAAGAAATGGTCAAAATGGGCAGATCTTATTGTAGTGACTGATAATCTTAAATTCATGAAAGAAATTGAAGAACTTCGTAATCAAGGATTGCCTGTATTCGGTATTGATGATGAATTAAGTGCTTCTGAACTTGATAGAAACTATGGTCAAGATATATTTAAAAAGTATGGTATTAAAACAATGCCATATGAAGGACCATTTAATTCATATGATGAAGGTATTGCTTTTGTAAAGAAGAATCCTGATACCAGATGGGTATCAAAACCTTGTGGTAACGAAGAAGACAAAGCATTATCATATGTTTCAAAATCTGCTGTTGATATGATATCAATGTTAGAAATGTGGAAGAAAAAGGGTAAAAAGCAATCTTTTATTCTTCAAGAATTCAAACCGGGAATTGAAATGGCAGTTGGTGGTTTCTTTGGACCTGCTGGTTTTTCAAAATACTTTGTTGAAAATTTTGAATTCAAGAAGTATATGAATAAAGATTTAGGAATTAATACCGGAGAACAAGGAACTGTTATTTCTTATACTAAAAATTCTAAATTGGCAGATACAGTTTTAAAACCACTTATTCCATATTTGAAACAAGTAAATTATTGTGGTTATGTTGATGTTGCTTGTATCATCGATGAAAAGACTGGTGTTCCTTACCCATTAGAATTCACTTCTAGATTTGGTTATCCATTATGGTATATTCAACAAGCATTACATGTTGGAGACCCTGCACAATGGATGTTGGATTTAATTAATGGAAAAGATACATTAAAAGTTAAAGATGAAAAGATTGCTACCGGAATTGTATTAACAAATGGTAGTTTTCCACAAAAACCAACACCATATGGTGAAGAACAAGATTATCCTATTGGATTAGATAAAGTTAATATGAACGACATCCATTTTTCTGATGTTAAAATGGGTGATGTAATTAAAAATGAAAATGGCAAAATCAAAAAAGCAAAAGGTTTTGTCACTGCAGGAAATTATGTTTTGATTACAACAGGGGTTGGAAATTCTGTAAAGGATTCTGCTGATAAAGCATATAAAGTAATTGAAAATGTTGAATTAGGAAATTCTCCTCAATATAGAACTGATATTGGAGAAAGGTTAAAGGAACAACTTCCAAAACTTCATAAATTGGGATATGCTCCGCATATTAGATATGAAGGAAAAGGATCAAGGTTGGCAGAGGAATATGCTAAAATCCTCACTAGGAAGACAAGATTTAGATAATGATTATTATGTTTTTTATTTGATAATTTACCATAAGAGGGGGAGCGGATTCGTTTCCCCTTTTTTATTTTAAGAAAAAGGAAATTTTTATGTCAAAATTAAACAAGAAAGCAAATACTAAGTTTCTAAAAAATCATGAAATAGATGATGCCTATGATAATGTTTCATTTATTAAAAGACGCAATAAGAAAAGACCAAGCACAGGATTATCACAATTACAATTAAAAGAAATTCAACCATTAACACAAAACCAAGGAAGGGTTTTTGATTCTTATGCTGATGGTAAAAATGTAATTTGTTCTGGGTCTGCGGGAACTGGTAAAACTTTTTTGTTATTCTATCTTTGCTTACAAGACTTGATTTATACCCAAGATTATGATAAAATAATAGTCTTTAGATCATCAGTTCCAACAAGAAACATCGGGTTTCTCCCCGGTGATGAAAAAGAAAAAATGGCAGCATATGAAGCACCATATAAACCAATTTGTGGGGATTTATTTGGTCGTGGTGATGCCTATGAAATTTTAAAACAAAAAGGTTTGATTGAATTCCAATCAACCAGTTTTGTAAGAGGAACCACATTTGATAATTGTCTTATAATCGTTGAAGAAATTCAAGATATGAATTTACATGAATTATCTACTATTATAACAAGAGTTGGAAAAAATACCAAGATATTCTTTACTGGTGATTTTAGACAAACCGATTTAGATGGTAGAAGAGAGGTTAGTGGATTTAACGATTTTGTTAAAATCATTAACCACATGCCATCTTTTGATGTTGTAGATTTTTGTTTAGATGACATTGTTAGAAGTGGACTTGTTAAAGAATATTTGGTAGCAAAGGAGAATTTAGGTTTATAATGAATTTTAATCATTGTCCTCCAAAAGAACTTTCAGATTTATCATCTGAGATGCTTAATGGAAAAAGATTTTATGTAACCCCCGAAGGAAAATTTCCTAGTATCACATCGGTATTAGGAAGTTTCCCCAAGGAGGGATTAATTGAATGGAGAAGAAATGTAGGAGAAGATGAATATAAAAGGGTAATGACAACCGCTTCTTCAAGAGGCACTAAATTACACACTTTATGCGAACACTACCTACAAAATAAAGAAATCAATAATAAATCAGCATCTCCTGATGCGTTTAGTGCGTTTTTATCTATTAAACCAATATTGAATAGAATTAACAATATCCATGGATTAGAAGTTCCTTTATATTCAAAAAGATTAAAGGTTGCGGGGAAAACGGATTGTATTGGTGAATATGAAAACGAATTATGTTTAATTGATTTTAAAACTTCAAGAAAGGAGAAGCGTGAAGAATGGATTATGGATTATTTTCTTCAAGCAACCTTTTATAGTTTGAGTTATCTTGAATTAACTAATATAAAAGTTAAAAAACTCGCAATTATTATTGCCGTGGATGATGGTAATCCCCAAGTCTTTGTAAGAGACATAAAGGATTATATTAAACCCTTGGTAAGCAAAATCAAGTTTTATTATCAAAATTATCATGTATAAATAATAAACACGCTTTACTTTATGGGTAAGGGGTGTTATAATAAACTTTAAACTCGATGAGAGTTGCTTTCAGGAAGGAAAGTAATCAAAAAAATCATCAAATAAAGAACCAATGAAATTTTTATTGTGATTGGTTCAATAGGAGAAAAAGATAATGATGAAATCAATCATATTGATATTTTTGTTTTTAATTTCAAATAATTGTTTTGCTCAAGTAGGGATGGCTAGTTGGTATGGACCGGGGTTTCATGGACGGAAAACCGCTTCTGGGCATCGTTTCAATAAACACGCTTTAACTGCTGCTCATAAGACTTTGAAATTAGGAACAAAGGTTCGTGTTACGAACTTACACAACAACAAAAAAGTTGTTGTTTTGATAAATGATCGTGGACCGTATGTTCGTGGACGAATAATAGACTTATCTCAAGCTGCGAAGGACCATATAGATATGGATGGAACTACAAAGGTAAAACTTGAGATATTGGACTAATATATTTTGATATAAATAATTCCTCCTACCTTTGTAGGAGGAATTTCTAAGTTGGAGAAGAAATGAGTCTAAGAATAGAAGAAAAGGAAAAGTTTTCAAGAATTATAATGAATTTGGTTGAACGAGATGGTATAAGTTATATCGAAGCAATAACGGATTATTGTGAAGAAATTGGATTAGAAGTTGAACTTGCTGCTAAATTAGCAACCCCTTTTATTGTTTCTAAGATTTCAGAAGAAGCAATACGAAATAACATGATAGAAAAAGTTCCAATGTTACCCATATAATATGAGTAACCCTTATCAAATGTATAATGCTTTAAAATTACATTTTAATTCTGATAATTATGATTATTTTAAATATCACGGAAAAACAAAGTGTAATTTTATACCAGAAAACCAAAGACAAATATTTAAATTATTAGATAAGAAATATAAAGACGATTTGTTAGATTTTTATGTTTCTAATTTTTTAATAAACCCAAAGATTTGGGTTAATGAACTTCTTAC